TAGGTTCAGACCTGAGTTTAAAAGTTGGAAAGCCGAACTGCTTGTTAAGTTTGATGCTGACCGTGTTACTGTTGAACAAATTGCTAACTTATTAAACCACGGTGGTCAAACCGTTGGTGTCGGTGAGTGGCGTCCAGAAAAGAATGGTACGTTTGGTACCTTTCAGGTAGGTAAATAATGCGTAAATTAGGTAGACCTAAGAAGGAAGATCAAGTAGATCTTCTGGATCAATTGCAAAAGATCCACAAAAAGTTTGGTGGCATCACACCTGCTAGAGTAGTCAGTGAAGCTAAACGCAAACGTCATCCGTTGCACAAGTACTTTGATTGGGAAGATACTGAAGCAGCTAGAAAATGGCGTTTGCATCAAGCTAACAGCATGATTAGCAGAGTACAGATTATTGTTTCACCACAAGACAAACGTACAGTTAATGCGTTTGTTAGTGTTACAGATGATGACAACAGAAGGTTTGTTGCTATGGCAGAAGCCATGAATGACAACAAACTAGTGTTGCAAATCTTCAAACAACTAGAAGCACGTATTGATACTTTACAAGATCAATTGCAAGCACTTAACTTGCTTAAAGGTGTTTCTAAAACAGCAATCACTAAAGCTAAAGCGCCGATTACCAAAAGGCGTGAACAACTAGAGCGTAAAGTAGCTAGAGCTACCAAATGAGGCAGTCTAGTCTCGGCGTGATACAGCGTGTCGAGGCTAGGTATCGTCTGGCAGTCAAGTCGCGTTTCGGGGAGTTCGGTTTGGTATGGCTAGGTTGGGTAATGTTTGGCAGTCAAGTCGAGGTGGGTTCTGGTTTGTTATGTCTCGTTTTTGTAAGGCAGTCGAGGTAAGATCCGGTTGGCCCAGGTGGGGCAAGTCCCGTTCCGGTATGGCAGTCGAGGCAAGTCATGGTCCGTTGGCGTGTGCTTAGGTAAGTTGTGATCGTGGCAGTCCAGGTGGGGCGTCGTATGTTAAGTTACTGTGAGGCAAGCTCATGGCAGGTAATTAACGCTAGAGTTGGTAGTCACATGGATATTCTCCTGACCAACTCTAGTCAAATTTTTTTTATTTAAAAAGTGTGCTCGTACAAATTCATCTCGGCATTACTCCTTCTGCTCCTACGGAGCAACGGAGATGCCTCGAACGCTAACCGGCCAATCTTTGGCACCTTTGTGCGTCGGCACGCCGGTACGCGATTTGTACCTTCGCAAACTCAAACTGTGTGCTCGTACAATTTTCGCGCCCGCGTGCTTAACAGCACTTGCGCTAAAATTAGTACCTTCGCACAAACAAGAGAGTCAAACCTTGTGCTCGTACGTCGTTTGGAACGCCGTACCTTCGCACATACAAACTAGTATAAAAATTTTGGGAGTCAAAATATGAAATTAATACAAAAACTGTTGCCTAGTTATTTGGGTATATTTAATAAATTAGGAGGTCACATGACTACTAGATTATTCAGAGCTACATTTTTGGATATGTTTTCACAGCATACTATTGTGGTGGAGTTTGAAGCTCCATTTCCAGTAGATACTGAAAATGTAGATTACGGGAAGCTTGCGACCCAAAGGTTAGGTGAGATGATTCGTAAAGGCGAAGTCGCAATACGAGACATTGAACCTGTTGAACAACAATAAATTTGATAGAGGAGTAATTATGTCAAATACACAACAAGTAACGCTTGATGCTAATACGCTCAAGCAAGAGATACGTGACAATATGCGTGTCAATCTTAATACCATGATCTGGGGTGGGCCAGGCATTGGTAAGTCAGANATACCACANCAAGTNGCANATGATCTAGGAGTTAAACTNCTAGATTTTCGTGCTAACTTATTCGANCCNGTCGATGTGCGTGGTATACCACANATTACATCTNATGCAGTNCACGGTGATCAAACNTCNTGGGCAGCACCAGATATTTTTCCAACTGTAGAACGNGANGGTGAGCGTGGCATATTCATGATTGATGAGTTGCCAACTGCTCCACCAGCAACGCAGAATGCATTTCTACAGTTATTACTAACTCGTCAGGTTGGTAATTATACTATGCCTGATGGTTGGTCAGTGGTATCAGCTGGTAATCGTCTTACTGACGGTGCTGCTGTGTATCAAATGCCGAAGCCTGTGTGTAACAGGTTGATGCACTATGACCTAGAACCAAACTTGGATGTTTGGTGTGACTGGGCATTGAAAAATGAGATACACACAACGCTGGTATCATTCATGCGTTACCGACCAAATCTTCTGTACAGCTTCAAAGCTGATGAGTACGCTTTTCCTACTCCTCGAAGTTGGTCATTCGTCGATAAGCGTTTGGGGCTTACAGATGATATTCATGCAGACAGGATGTTTTACGGCATAGCCGCTGCAGTCGGTGACGGGCCAGCCGGTGAGTTCTTGGCATTTGCGAAAGTAGCAAGCAAGTTACCAGATATTGATAACTTGATTCAAAATCCTACAACGTACATGCCGACGGACGATCCAGCTGTTTTGTATGCTTTGACTGGTGCGGTTTCAGCACGAGCTCAAGACGACAAAATGGAAAACATTATGAAGCTTACAGCTAAATTGCCTGTTGAGTTTCAGGTGGTTTTGGTCAAAGGTATTCTTGCCATTGATCGAAACTTTATACAACACAATACAATCAATGCTTGGATTCAAAAGAATTCCAACGTTGTTTTGTAACAATCACGGAGAAAATTATGGCTACAGTCAGAATGTCTAATGAACTACTCAAACAATTGTGTGAGCAGTTTGTAAAAGATTACAAGAATATCAATCCTAGACCTGCTGTTTCTAATGAAGAAACACTAGGTGTTGAGCTTTATGATACATTTGCTAAACCTTTGTATGAAAAGGTAAAAGCAACTTTCAATGAAGTGAAAGAAACTAGTACAGATGGTGTGGTATGGAATATGAAAGAACATCTTAAAAGTGTCTTTAACAAAGATTCTTCAATTAAAGCTGTTATTGAAGTGCCTGAATACACCAAACAACGTAGGGAGTATCGTCAAGATGGTAAAGATATAGATTACCATCTTAGAGATTATACTGAAAGGTATGTACTTGATGAGGATAATGCAATGACTATGCATCAAGTTCACATAGAGTTACCTTTTGAAGGTAATTTTATTGGCGATAGATACGGTGCTTCTTCTATGAATCTTAGTAAAATAGCAGACCATGAACTAACTAAAAAGGTTTATGCTGCTTACAACAAAGAGTCTGAGTATGACCGCACTCTTGCTACTAAAACAGCTGACTTTTTTGATATGCTTGATCGTTTTCAAACACTCAATCAAGCACTGAAAGCTTGGCCTCAACTTGGTAACATAGTAGAAAAAGTGGCGCCAAGCAAAATGGTTACGATCCACAAAAAAACGGAGCGTAAGAAAAAACAACAAGACCAAGCACAGTATGTTGAACAAAATGCAGCAGCATTTAACAATGTAATTCTTGGTTCACAACTACTAGGAGATGATGATGATTCCTGAGTTCACACGTGCTAGAGCACAACTACTATTGAAACAACCTTTCTTTGGTACGTTGTGTTTACGTTTGACACCAATTGAAACAGAAGACATACCTACTGCAGGTACTGATGGTAAGCGTTTGCTTTACAATCCAAAGTTCTTCTTGAACATGACTGACCAACAACGTGTTGGTTTGCTTGCGCATGAAGTTATGCATGTAGTATTTATGCACATGGCACGTTTGAATGAACGTGATCATTATNTATGGAACGTGGCTGGTGACTATGTAATCAATCTTGTGGTTCGTGATGCAGGATTGCAATTACCACCAACTGATTTGCTTGATGACAAGTATGCTGATATGACAACTGATGAAGTCTATCGCAAACTTCAAGAAAACCCAGATTCACAACCTCAAGGAGGTGGCGAAGATGGTAAAGAATCATTTGGTAATTGTGTACAAGAGTCACCAGCTATCAACAAAAATCCTGGTGAGTTTGAAGCTGATATGCGAGTAGCAATCAAACAAGCTGCTGAAGCAGCTAAAGCCCAAGGTAAATTACCAGGTAGTTTGGAAGCTTTGCTTGGTGATATAGTCGAACCAAAAGTTAACTGGAAAGAACGTTTGGCTAGATTTTTACGTAACAACAACAAATCTGANTACAGTTGGCAAAAACCTAATCGTAGGTTTATTGGTCAAGGTTTATATTTACCTAGTATGTACGCACCATCTATTGAAGAGGTTGGAGTTATTACTGATACTTCAGCTTCACGTACTGATGAAGAACTTAATCAAGACCTTAGTGAGATATCAGCTATGTTGATTGATGCTAACGTTGACAATGTACATTTTATGCAAGCCGACACTGAAGTAACTGCTGAAGAGACATTCACCCGTGAATCGTTGCCTTTGAAAGTTACTATGCAAGGTCGTGGTGGTACAGCTTTTGGGCCAGCCATTGCAGAAATGGCAGACAAATATCCAAATATCTCTTGTCTTATTTATCTTACAGATCTTGAGGCAAGTGATTTTGGTACTCAACCACACTTTCCAGTTGTGTGGGTATCTAATTATGCAGAGGAGGCACCATATGGTGAAATTATCAAAACAAACTAAACACATGCTTGGACTTATTAACAAGTATGCAGTACGTGGAGTTGTAGGATTACTTGGTCTATTTGCTATGGCTATGCTCTTACAACATATTCTAACATTNATGCTACTAGCNATTGTGCTAGGTAGTATGGGTTATTTATTATGGAGGTTTGAGTATGCCAGCTAGTATCGTATCAAGTGTAACAACAGCGCTATGGATTCTTATTGAACTTATTCAATTTGCGTACATGGCTTATCTAATGTGGAAAGGGAGGCACAATGCTCACAATCGGAATATTCAGCGCGCTCGGGCTACTGTTGCTAGCGCTTAAAGCAGGCGGCAAAAAAACTATTGGTCATGATATTTTTGTAGATATCATGATTACTGGCACACTTATGATTGCATTCTATGGCACTTACAGTGGCATGACTGCAGCTATGGTGGGTGGTNTGNNNGCTTCTATTGTTTTGTTTCTTATGAGAAAAACAATGAAGCATCAAAAACTTAAACTACAAAGTGTGCAAAAGAAATTACTTGGGTTTAATCTGTCTGTGCCTAAACTTACTTGGCAAGACAAAGAACCTGAGTGGCGTAAACACAATCAATACTGGAGAAAGTAATGAGTAAAATGAGTGACTTGCATCTTACTTACATGGAAAACGGTTATCTTATTTATGATGCTTTAAAACAATGGCTAATAAATGTCGAACCATCTAGGACTCAATTGAATCGTATGATTCTTACTGATGTGTTAGAGAACGATACCGATTTGCATGCAGCTAAGTACAAAGTTTTCTCAGATTGTTTTTTACCTTTTTTACAAACTTATATCCAAGATGATTTAGCTGCAGAAGATTTATGGTCTATACATCAAGACGCTCATGAAGAGTGCTTTGATCAATTTGAAGAGTTCTTACGAGATGTGTAATAATATACTTATGACCTATAAATCATTTGCTTTGCGTATGTATTCTGAAAATTGTAAAGAACGTTCAGCTTATAATATGAAACCTTATAATTCTTTTTTAGAATATGAAAAAGAAAATAGAAGTTTNTTAAAAAAGAAGTATACAACAGGTAGTTGAAACAACCGGCTGCACAGACGGCAATGTTCCGGACCCGCTATGNAGTGCTAGTGGTTTATAGCAAAAGTTGTTNAAAAACAACACAAGGTGACTTAAAGTCATACAACCGCAGAAGCCTAGATACCAAGCTATCTGTTGTATCATTAATACGATAGTGAGTAACTGATACGACCGCATGCTGGTTAGAGATCTCAAAACTGCACAGAAGCTAGAGACCAGTGTAGCAAAGCTTGATACCACCTTACTCACTATCTTTAAAGAGAAAAATTATGGACAATGTAAATCAACCCCCACACTACAACACTGGAGAGATTGAGTGCATACAAGCTATTCAAGCTTCTATGACTACTCGACAATTNCAAGGCTACTTGAAGGGTAACGTTTTGAAATATATGTGGCGTTACGAATANAAAAATCAACAAGAAGATCTTGCTAAGGCTCAATGGTATTTAAACAGATTAATGGAAACTTATGAAAACGGAGAATCAAATGGTAAATCCAAATCGGAGGATGACTCAATATCAAGTTGATGGCAAAGGCTATTTCAACAAACATCCTTACAACAACAGAGAGTCACGTTGGTGTGACTTAAATGAAGTACCCTATGCTAGGAATGGCTATCTTTATGGTTCAGAAACTATTGAAGATCAAATTACTGGCATAACTTATTATCAGATAGATGGTTATTACAATAACACAAATCTTTATCGTGGGTTTCATGACGGTACAGTAGATCCTTCAACTTTGTTTAAAGAAGGCGATACTCTTTTAATAAGACATCAACAAGCAGATGTGCGTTTTAAAATTACTGAGTTTAGTCCTAGAGCTAAAAACATGATTGGTACTAGATACTTAAACATTGCTTGGCACTGGGATGAAGAAGGTTGGAATAAATACAAAAAAGAAAATCCAATTGAAACAAACGAATCAAATTGGAAAGTTTGGCATCAACGTAATGCTTTTTGGACTACAGGTTCAGTATTAGCTGGTGCTCAACCAGATAAAATTGCTAGACCTTGGAGTTGGACTGCAGTTACAAAAGAAACCTTACTTAAATTACAATTATTGGGGTACCAATGAAAACTAAAACTAAATATAACAACGGAGGTTATCTAACTCAAAAAAGTTTAGATAACATTAGATATCAACTACAAAAACGAGGTAAATTGTGCCAGAAAGAAAAATCAACAGCATTGCAGACGCAGTAAGTATTATTGATGATCTTGTTACTAATGAAATGGAGTGGGCAGACGGCCCAACTGATGATATCCAAAAAGCTTGGAACATTATTAAAAACAGAGTGCAATGAAGATAATGCGTGCTGAATATATTAGAAATAAATTACATTATTTTGGTGAAGATTATGAATTTACTTTGATTGATGAGAAGTATCATAATTATGCAACATTAATAATTAAACCACAGCACATAAAGTTTGTTAAAAATCCTAACAAGATAACTAAAACTCAAGCTATAGAAGAATGGTTTGCAGTAGAAAACGAAATAACTAGAAAACAAAACAACGCTAAACGCAGGAAGAAGAACCATGAAACGTGAACATATGACCATGAAACAACACATGGAAATGATGGAAGAAATCAGAAAGAACGAAAAAAAACCTTATCCTAAAGTTAAACGTAAAAAGGGCCTACCGAAGTAAGCCCTTTAAACATTAACAATTGATACTAGGAGAATAATCAATTCTCATAGTCTAGGACAAATTTACGATTAAGTAAAGTATCCAGTTACTGTAATTGTACCAGCAGCACCTGTACCAGGAGCGACTTGTACGTGTATATCAATAGTTGTATCGCTAGTAAAGTCAATTGGTTCTATTGCATCATCATCTGCACTTAGTGCACTGAATAATTCAATACCACCACCTTGAGCAATAGTAGAGCCATCTTTGATTGCAGTAGAAGTACCAGTTGTTTCAGTAGCTGTGTTACTGTGACCGATATCTAAAACAATTGCAGGAGACCCGTTTGTGTCAAGATCAGTAGAAACAACTCTTAATGCGTGCAGAGTTTCCCCAGCAAATGCATCAATAGCTTGTACTACATCATTGAGTGCTAAAGCAGGAACAGAGATTGTAGCCTTTCTTACAAACATTTGCCCTTCAGGGAAACCTTTGAAAGCTTGATTACTTTCTACATTACCACTTTTTCTTAAAGTTGCTAT